GGCAACCGTTGCCTGGGTATCAAACAGCGCGCCCCGCAGCCGGGTGGCTTCAATGGATTCTTCGCCGAATTTGGCCGTTGCCTTTTTAACAGCATCCTCCAGCAGGGCCTGCTTTTTCTGCTGCTCGGCAATCTGCTTCTCCAGCTGCTTGGAGGTGGCCCGCAGCTTACCTTGCTCATCGCCCTGGGCATCAAAGGCGGCGGTAACCGCCCGGGTCTCTGCTTCCAGAGCTTTGTAGGTATCGTTTATTTTTTTGATGTCCTTGCGAAACTGCGCTTCGCCGTCAATGCCGATCTTCGGCCCGATATTATAAGACATAGGGTCACCTCAAATTCAGTGCTTCCATAAAACTCTTGGGGGTGCTGCCGGCTTTCGGCTCCGCACCGCTGGCGATGGCGTGACAGTCTATCATTTCCAGCATCTCACCGATGCGGGTATGAAGAATCTCGCCCTTTTGCATGCCCAGCAGCCGCCCCCAATACAAAAACCACGCAGAGCAGACTTTTACGCCTGCTCTGCGTTTTTTGCGTTTTTTGAGTACGATGCCTCAATATCCTGTGCCAGGGATTCATTGACCGCCGTAATAACGGCATCCCGGTATTTCCGTGTGGTGCCTACTGTCAGCAGGTGGCACAGGGCATCTGCATCCGGCACTTCTCTGCGCTCGGTCTTTTCTCCGTCAAAGCGGGCGTTGATCAGGCGATTCTCTTCGCCCTCCTGGATCAGCAGGCCCAGGAGCCACGCCGTATTGTACATGGCCCGGCCCAGCTCGAATTTCTCGCCGGCGTCCTTTCCGTCGAGGAATGCGCCGATATTGCTGATGCTGCCGCACTTCTCATTGACCTTATCCACGGCTGCCACAGTCAGGCAGAGGGGGAACTCCTTCCCCCTGATCTCTACCGTGACCATGATCAGGCCTCCTTGCCAACGCCCAGCATAGCTTCCAGGATCGCGATAGCCTCTGCCTCAGTGGTCTGCTCCTCGAACAGATACTTCCAGTCGCGGTTAGCACTGTCATCCCGGTGGATGTTAGCGGTAAGGGTCTGGGTCTGCCAGTCCTTCTGGTTCTCCCGGGTCTTGGCTTCCGTGCCATGCACGACAAACTTCGCCTTGGGCAGCACCATGGGCTGGTAGGTGATCTTGCCGCCGGACTGGAACTCGATCACATAGCCGATGCCCACATAGGGCGGCTTGGCATTGTCACCATACTTGATGACATTGACGGTCTTGCTTTCGCCATAGGTGAACGGCTCCGGCTCGGGCAGGCCGTAGATCATGCGTTCCGCATCGTCGTGGGGGGTGTCCGCGGTCAGGTCCACGGTGCCGTCGGAGAAGGTACCGCTCTCGGATTCAGCGGACTTATTGTCCGCGTAGAAGATGTTGTCATCTGCCGCGTTGACATTCAGCTTGACGTCAACACCGCGAGCCAACCGCCTGCCCTTGGTGTAGGTGATTGCTCCACCAGCATTGTTGTACAGGCCAACAATAGGGGAGGAGAAACCGATAATTACTTTTCCTGCTTCTGTATGATCCATGATTATTCTCCTTCAAAAACATCTTGAATTTCTGCATCGATGACCTTTTCCATAGCCTCGATGGCTTTCTTGCGTGTGGCGTTTACAGCCGGCCGGACAAACGGCATCTTAGCGCGTACAGAGGAGCCGCTTTCCGTGGCCGCTGCAACAAGCTGATTAGGAACGCCCTGCGGGTGTGTTTCCGTGGGGTAACTGCCATAACCGTCGAAACCGGCTTTTGTGTGAACAAAGCCGGTGCGGTCTCTATCTATAGGCGTCAGGCCAAAGCTGTCTACCAGGTCTTTTTTCTGACCTTTCGGAATCCCGTGGAACACCTCGCCGGGCTGAAGATGCCTAAACGGCTCTTCCGGGAGAGCTTCCAGATTGTCGCGGATTTTATCCGCCACAACGGCGGCGCCGGCATGAACCGCCTTTTCCAGCGTCTCATCCTTAGCAAAGGTGCGCTCCAGCTCCTGGAGCTGGGAGAAGAACCTCTCCGAACTCTTAAAAGAGATCTTCGCCATGGCTAGATTTCCCAGACCCACTCATAATGCCAAAAGCCTGTATCCGGCTCGAACTGCACGCTGTTCAAGCGCCAGGCAACACCCGGCGTGTTGTTCAGCGACTGCTCAAAGGCATCCTTCCAAGGGTCAAACTCCTTCTTGGTAAACAGATCTGTCGTGCCGGTGACGCCGGTCTCCACATGACGGTTACCAGCGACCATGTCGGCCGCGCCATCCTCCTGCCAGACGAAATACCGGCTGGATTTCAGCCGGCTGCCATGGCTCACCTGATCGGTGACCGCCGTATGCGCTGCGATAATTCTTTCATACCAGGGCATTAGGGCATCACCTCCAGATTCTGTTCGATGTTCTTAAGCGACAGATCCAAGGAAGGCGGAAACACATCCTTAGCAACCTGAACCGTGTCGATGCGGTACTGTTTACCGTCGTGGGTGATCGCCACATCCTGCGAAGTGACCGCCACCCGGGGGATCCGGATCACCTTCACGATCTCCGCATGGTTCTGGCGGCTCACATACAGGCGTGTAATGCCGAGAGCGCGCTCTTCGTAGCGCAGAGAGTACTTGTGGGAGAGCTTCTTCACCGGTTGCCTGCCGGGTGCTGCTGCATTCGTCACAGCATAAATCTGCACCAAGCCGTCGTTGTACTGCTGCGAAATATCGTTATTCGCCCGAAAGGGCATTTTCCTTTGCCGCATACTGCTTCACCTTCCTACCGTTCTGCATCGCGAGGATCAGGCTCATGTAGTTATTTTCAAACACATCCAGAGCACCATCCCGGGCATACCGCGCATACTCAAAAAGCAAGGTGCGGGGAGTGCCGTCCGATGCGTAATCGGCGGCCTCCCCCAGCTTGTCGTTCAGGTATGCCATACCGGAGCGGATGAAGTTCCGGGTTTTTCGGTCCGTTGCTTCATCCGCCCAGGTAATATCCAGATAGTTCTTTACATCCTCAAGCAGCTCGGCAGGGATTTCTGCCGCCGGCATCAGGACTTGGTAACGGTGACGGTGTAGGTATCGGTGGTCTCACCGTCTGCGGCCGTCACCTTGATGGTCACCTTGTTCGCACCGGCCTTCCACTCGATAGCGGTACCGTTGGAAACACCCACACCGTCCACATCGATGGCCAGATCAGCGCCGGCATCAGAGGGGATCGCGGTAATGGTGTTGGAACCGTTGGTGGTCTCGGCAGCGTAGGCCTTGGTCGCACTGTCAAAGACGGGAGACAGAGTCAAAGCGCCGATCTTCAGGGATGCCAGAGTGGCAACCTCAGAAACCGCCACAGTATCCGTGGAGGCCACCTGCGTCACCTTGTAGGTGGCAGGCTGCAAGCCGGTGATATCCAGCCGGATGAAGGCGTTGTCGTCCATGGGCATGCCGTTGGCGTACAGCTTGATCAGGTACATGCGCTCATCCTCCAGGAAGTGGTAGTGATCGGAGAAGTCGATCTTACCGTTCTTGTCGGTGCCGGCAAGGGCAGCGTAGCGCTTACCGATGCCGATAACTGCCTCGCCGCGGGCCAGAGCACCGGAGGGAATGATGGTCATGGGATAGGGCATCACATCGTTACGGTAGGAGCCATCCGGCGCCATCAGGGTGGTGGCAGGCATGACCTTCTGGAAGTAGTCCTGGTGGTTGACGATGAACAGCACATCAGTCACCGGTCGGCTGTTGCCGTTGGCATCCACAGCCAGAAGGGAGAGCAGACCACCGATGGAGTCGGGGGTAATCTCGGTCAGCGCCACCACATTTTTCTTGGGGTAGACGCCTCCGGTAACGATAACGCCCTCGCCAACCTGACGGGTCGTGCCAATAGGCTTATCCTTGCCGTCACCGTCGACAATACCGACCTCCAGGCCGTTTGCCAGGGCTTCGTACAGGACCTCACGGATGTACTTATCCAGCCACTCAGGACCCAGCTCCAGCATTGCCTTACCAACAGGCAGGAAGGCAGAGAGCTTAAACAGCGTGGTGGAGACCTCCTTAAAGCCAGAGGTCAACTCCTGCACGATCTTATCGGTCAGCTGACCCCAGGCGGCCTGCTGATAGCCGTTGGTGTTGATGAACAGCTTCACCGCACCGCCGGAGGGAATGAAGTTGATATGGGACAGCAGAGGATGATTCTTCTTCAGATCCTCGAAAACACTGTCGATGGTGGTCTTGGGCATGACCACATCCAGATTGGCCAGTGCCTGTTTGGGATCTGCCGCGCCGAATGCCTGGATCAGCTTTTCACAGTAGGTGCGCTCCTCGGTGGTCAGCAGGCGCACGCCACGGGCGGTCAGGATCCGGCTATCCATCTCCTGGCGCAGGTCGTTGATCTGCTGCTCATACTGCTGGAAGGTCTGTTCGCCGATGACCTCCATCATGGAATCGAAGGCCTTGTAAAAGCCCTCGGTGTCGCCTGCCTTAATGGCAGCCTGCATAGCAATGCGGGACTGCTCCCGCTGCTGGGTGATGTCATTGGATTTCATATTTTGTTCTCCTTTCAACTGAACATTTTGATGATGATATTTTCGGTCGGGGTTTTCGGTTGAGGGACTGCGGGCGCGACCATTTCCCGCAGCTGAGCCGCCAGGCTCTTCTGTATCTGGATGCGCTGCTCCAGACTGATGTTGGCATGCTGCAGCACTTCACTGGCCTTGGACATATCCGCATCGGCATCCGCGTAGCGGTCAGCAAAGCCATAGGCGATGCACTGCTCGGCAGTCAGCCAAGTCTCGGCGTCCATCATTTCCACGAGCTTGTCCTCGGTGAGCTTGTCGCCGGCGCGGCTGAGGTAAGCCTGACGGCCAGCCTCGTTGATGGTGTCCAGATCATCGGCAGACTTGCGCAGCTCTGCGGCGTTGCCGTAAACGCCCAGAGTCATGTTGTGGATCATCATCAGCGCATTGCGCGGCATGACGACCTCATCGCCCGCCATGGCGATGACCGATGCAATGGAACAGGCAAAGCCGTCCACATGGACCACCTTCTTTGCCGGGTGCCGCTTCAGCTGGTTGTAAATGGCCGTGCCCTCAAACACGCTGCCGCCGCCACTGTTGATGTAGATGCGGATCTCGCTGATGTCCTTATGTGCTTCCAGCTCTTTGCGGAAATGGTTTGCGGAGGTCTCGGACTTAATCACATCACCGTACCAGTTGCGCTCATCGCCCTGCACATAGCCGTAAATGTACAGCTCAAGCACACCCTCCACGGACTGCTTAAGCTCCCACATATGTTTCATTCTGCTTCTCCTCCTTTCCCGCCGTTCTCAGCTGCGCAGGCAGCCGCCGATATGGTGCCAATATTGCGGGTCAGCCAGTGCTTTCTGGCCCAGTCCGCATCTATCTCAGGCAGCCCAGCGGCTACCAGCACATCGTTGATAGAGAAAGCACCCGAACCGATCAGCTTTTCGATGTTCGCCGCATTGTGGAACATGTCGAAATGAATGATGGTAGAGGTGTCGATTTGCATGTAAGTACCGTCCTTCCAGCTTTCAAAGCCGTAACGCTTTCGGTTGAACTCCTCCTGGATCTGATCACACAGCGGATCAATGCAGGTGGTCAGCCAGCGGGTCATGGCATCCTGGGCATCCGCCACACCACCGGTGACCAGAACCGGAGGAATACCGAAGCCCAGGGCAGTAAATGTAAAAATATCGTCCACCAAAGCCCGGATGTCCCGGGTGGTCTCAGCTGCGCGCCCACGGTTCATGTCAGAGTATTCGTAGCCGTCAAACTCCGGAAGTACGCCGCTGTTAGAATTAATCCAGGGCTTCACCTGATCGTCCATGAGCTTTTTGAAGGTCGCTGCATAATCATCCTCACCGGAGGGAGACTGGGCTACCTTCACCTTCAGGCGCACACCTTTGCTCCTGGTGTAGCTCTTTT